CGGTGCTATAGGATCAGATTTTGGTGAATGTTTGGGAGCAATTGCTTTGTTAAACAGTGTTTCCAATTCTGGAACTGGACTTGAATTTCCCGCAGACGAAAAAAATCCGCTTGCGGACTTTCAATTGGATGGGTATAACATATCGTCCAAGTACAATAAGGGGGGTGCGGCTTCCATAGTCGACGCAATTCAGGGTATAGATAAAGAACAGTTAACAACCCCAGCGCAAAAAAAATTATTCAAAGTTTTAGAAACTATTTCTGAAAAATCTGCCATAGTTGGTCCAATAGAAGTCGCTAAAATGCTAAAATTAGATGGCACTCAAAAACTCGCAGAACTCATAAAAGTGGATCCGGATCAAATAACTATACAAACAATCAATAATTATTTGACTAAATTGATTGCTCAAACTAAAAATGATGAACAAAAATCATCCGTAGTACAAAAGAAACTTAAACCATTCTACGATGCAATAGGAAAATCTCCAGATTTCCCGATTAATTGGAGGGATATGTCACCAAAAAGATACTTTGGGTTGATAACTGCACCATTTGCTAATTATGTTGCCGCTTCTATGAATGGAAATAAAGTATTGAAGGCAGCTTTAAAAGAAGTCATGAGTAAATCCGAAGTAAAACAATTATATTTAACAATGAACCTAAAGAAAAATTTTGCTAATTTTAGTCTAAAAAGTTTTTCAAGTTCAGATTTTTTATTCGATTCCGCGTTATCGGTGTACAATCCATCCGTGAAAAAATTAGCTTTTAGGGTAGTTTAAATAAGTTAATACAAATTTTTGAATATATAAAATAGTATGTTGTAGTACTTGTATATTTATAAATAAAGAATATGGCTGAAAACGGCATAAATATACATGACCGAATAAAAGAAGAATACATAAAATGTGCAAAGGATCCAGTTTACTTTATGAAAAAGTATTATTTGATCCAACATCCCCAAAGAGGTAGACAACTTTTTGATCTTTACCCATTTCAAGAAAAAGTACTCAAACTTTTTCAAAAGTATCCCGATACAATCATTAATAAATCAAGACAACTTGGAATTTCTACGTTAGTTTCTGCTTATTCTTTGTGGTTGATGATGTTTCAAAGGGACAAAAATGTTCTTGTAATTGCCACCAAACAGGACACTGCTAAAAACATGGTCACAAAGGTTAGGTTTGCTTACGATAATTTGCCCGATTGGATGCGAAAGATCGCAAAATCAGTGTCTAATAACCAATTGAGTTTAAGATTAAGTAATGGTTCACAGATAAAGGCAGTTTCAGCATCAGGAGACACTGGCCGTTCAGAAGCAGTATCATTGCTTGTTATTGACGAAGCCGCATTTATTGATGATATAGACACAATTTACACAGGCGCTAAATTAACTCTTGCTACGGGTGGAGGATGCATAGCATTATCTACTCCAAACGGTGTTGGTAATTGGTTTCATAGTACATATACTAAAGCACAGAAACAAGAAAACGGATTTTTACCCATATCTCTTCCGTGGACAGTGCATCCGGAAAGAGACGCTGCTTGGAGAAAAGAGCAAGATGTAGATTTAGGCGTTAGAATGGCGGCCCAAGAGTGCGATTGCTTAGCAGGAGATACTGAAGTTTGTGTATTGGATGAATTAACTAAGGAAATTAAATTAATTTCATTACATGATTTATACAGTGATGATGATTCACTTTAAGTAGTTATTATCATGAATGTGATAGCTAAAAGAACTAAAAAATCATGGGAAAAATCAAAATCTACGATAACTAACATAGATTCTATATATGATTATGAAGAAACTAAAAATTTGTTGTTGAAGGATAATGCATATATCCATTTATATGGAAGAGGAAAAAATAGAACATTGATAAAAAATAATCCAAAACTATATAAATCTATATATTATCATACCAAAGATTTAGAATCTTATTTTACATTATATTTTAAAAATAGTATATCTAAAGCTTCATTAAAATATTATTTTTCTTTTTCAAAACGCATAAAATTTATCGTTGATTATAATTGTAATTTTAATTTATTAAAGTGTAAATGCGGAATGGGTTTAACATGGAATACATATTGCAGAAAGTGTCCAGAGTATCATTATACGTTTACTAATAAAACTCACTCAAGCTCCACTAAATTAAAAATGAGAACTTCTACTCTTGATTATATTCATAATAATAGCGGACAAGTTGTTCCTAGATATAATAAAAAATCTATATCTATAATAGAAAATTTTGGTAAAAATAATGAATTTAATTTTTTACACGCTGAAAATGGAGGGGAGTTTTATATAAAAGAACTTGGATATTTTTTAGATGCTTACGATCCTATAAATAATGTTGTATTAGAAATAGATGAAATTCATCATTATGATAAAAATGGAAATTTAAAGGATAAAGATGTTATTAGACAAAAAGAAATTGAATCTTATTTAGGTTGTAAATTTTATAGGTTAAAAATATGATTGAAGTTAAAAAAAATACTAGATATAAAATTCTAACTCCAAATGGATTTGAACCATTTTTAGCTGTGCGCGTATTACATAAAGATGAGTATTATGTTATATATTTTTCTAATAAAAAAAATATAAAATGTGCTACTAATCATAAATTCATCTCTAATGGAATAGAAATATTAGCTAAAGATTTAAAAATAGGAGACATTGTAGATAGTAAGTTAGGACATGTTAATATAATCGATAAAGTTTTAGAACGGGGAGACATAACTTTATATGACTTAATAAATGTTGGTGAAAACAATATTTTTTTTAGTAACGATATAATTTCTCATAATTGTGACTTCGCCACATCAGGTAATACAGTAATAGAACCGGAAATTTTAAAGTGGTACGAAGAAAACTGTATTAAAGAACCAATCAACAGAGAGGGATTAGATAGAGCTTTGTGGGTTTGGGAATACCCAAATCCTATGAGGTATTATATGGTTGTTGCCGACGTTGCTAGGGGAGATGGAATGGATTATTCTACTTATCACGTAATAGACGTAGATACTTTGACTCAAGTAGCAGAATACAAAGCTCAAATTGATACTAGATATTTTGCAAATGAATTAATTTCAATAGCCACTAAGTACAATAGAGCACTTTTAGTAATAGAAAATGCTAATATTGGATGGGATGTAATTCAATCTGTGCTTGAAAGTGGGTATAATAACCTTCATTATAGTCACAGGGCAGATAATAGTGTTGATTTTCAAACTTATTTATCGGTTCATAATGGAAATAATACACTAGTTCCTGGTTTTACCATGGCAACAAAAATAAGGTTGAACATTATAGAAAAAATGAGAGATTTCATAGAAAATAAACAAGTCGTTTTTAGATCTATAAGACTATTGGACGAATTGAAAGTATTTATATGGAAGAATGGTAAACAACAAGCCATGCAGGGTTACAATGATGATTTGGTCATGGCATTCGCAATTGCGATGTTTTTGAGGGAAACTTCGGTTAGGTATAAAAAAACTGCTGATAGTTTAACTGTATCAGTTTTAAATAGTTTGGGTAAAAGTACGGCAGACGTGGGATTTTATAATGCAAACAGTTTAAACACTCAAAATCCATGGAATATGAAAATTTCAGCTCCGGGTGGAGAGTATTCACAAGATTTAACTTGGTTAATAGGTTAATATTAAAAAATAATTATGGCAAACGCAGAAATAAAAAAGGACAATTTATTTGCATCACTTAGAAGACTTTTTTCAACCGATGTGATTATAAGAAATACTGGGTCTAAGGGTGGAGGAATTACAGTAATGGATACAGATAACATTCAAACAACTGGTGTTATTCAAACTAATTCTTTAATAGACAGATTTCATAAAGTATATACAACTTCTACAGCTTACGGAATTAATTTGAATCTCGCTCAGAATTATCAATCCATGAGGGTTCAAATTTATGCAGATTATGACGCGATGGACTTTGATGCGATTATATCTTCAGCTTTGGACATCATATCGGATGAATGCTTAGGCGGAGAAACTGTCATACCTCTGTTGGATGGAAGCAAAAAGACAATAAAATCCCTGTACGAGGAAGGGGCCACTGATTTTTGGTTGTATGGACTGGGCGAAAATCAATCGTTTGTTCCTGTAAAAGCGCAAAAAATAGCTTACAACGGAAAAAAGCTGGTCTACAAAATAACTCTCGACGACGGAACAGAAATAAAAGCCACAAGCAATCACGTGTGGATCGATCCATTTGGAAAGCAGGTTATCACCGAGCAGCTAAAAATTGGAAGCAGCATACTTGCTTTGCCTACTAAAGTATCTGATAGCAGTAAAATGTATGGATACGAAAAAATATGGAATGGCAAAACTTTTGAATATACACATCGTATAGTAGCAAATTACGATCCGCTATTAAAAGAACAAAAAAGATCTTTGAATGAAAATGAAACAAAGATAATTCACCACTCTTCTTTTAATAAAAGAAATAATAGTCCAGAGTATCTCCAGTGGGTAAATTGGACTGATCACAATAGAATACATGCCGAATACAATAAGCAGCTGTGGAATACCATAAATAAAAACAGTGAGTTAAAAGATTACTACTACAATAGACTGATAGAAGGGCAAAAGAAATTTTGGGAAAATGTAAATAGAGAAGAGTTAAGTGAAAAAAAATCTTTGGCTATTAAAAATTACTTAAACAGTATAACTTCCGAAAAAAGAAAAGAAGTGTACGGAAAAAGTGGGAATAAAAATGGAATGTATGGAAACGGTGAAAAGCTATTAAAAGAAAAAAATGGAAGATACTACAAAAATGCTGTGAGAAAAGAGGATGTATCTTTACAATACATAATAACAAAAATAAAAAATAATCCACATAAAAATATACTAAAAGAGATTCAAAATGAGCTAGGGATTATCAAATATGAGTGGAGAAAAATAATTAGAATTTTATTTAAGCAGTACAATTGCAATCATACAAAAGTACTAATAAATAAAATATTAATTGAGGATGCAGCTGATATAATAACATTGTTTAGACAATACTGCAATGACACTTATAAAGAAAATAAACGACTACTTGTAAAAGATTTTTGTGAAAAAAATAATGTGTCAGACGACATACTGAGAAGAATTGTATGTAATACTGGGTATTCTACTTTGACAGATTTTGCTAAATCAACTAACCACAAAGTAATAAGCATTGAAGAGTGTGGATACGAGGACGTGTACGACGTTGTCAATGCAGGAAACAATCACATATTTGCAATAGAAACAAAGGATGGATCAAAATTGTACACTCACAACTGCACGTTAAAAGACGAATCTGGAGTGCTTCTTAGAATTACTTCTGCTGATGAAAACATACAAAATATATTAGAACAATTGTTTTATTCAGTGTTGAACATAGAATTTAATCTTTGGGGTTGGGTTAGAAATATGTGTAAGTACGGAGATTTTTACTTAAAAATGGAAATTTCCGAGGAATTTGGTGTGTACAATGTAATTCCTTTTTCTGCTTACAATATAGTTAGACAAGAGGGTTTTAATCCTCATAATCCAAACGAAGTTAGATTTAAATTTGATCCAAACGCAGCTCTAGGATCCACTACTGGATACACCTCTGCTTACAATAATCAAGATCCGGGTATTTGGTTTGATAATTACGAAATGGCACATTTTAGATTCGTGGGTGATGTAAATTATCTACCTTACGGAAAATCATATTTAGAAAATGCAAGAAAGTTATTTAAACAGTATACACTGATAGAAGACGCGATGCTCATTCACAGAATTGTGAGAGCTCCAGACAAAAGAGCGTATTATGTTAATGTGGGGGCCATTCCTCCCATGGAAGTGGAAAGTTATATTCAGAAGATGATGAATAAGATGAAAAAAACTCCACTTGTTGATCCTCAAACTGGCATGTACAACATGAAGTATAATGAAATGAACATGTTAGAAGATTATTTCATTCCTTTTAGGGGAAATGGGGATACAACTAGAATAGATACAATTCCAGGGTTAACTTACAATGGGATAGAGGACGTTCAATATTTTAGAGAAAAAGTTTTTGCGGCTTTAAAAATACCCAAAGCTTTCATGGGTTACGAAAAAGATCTTACTGGTAAAGCAACTTTAGCAGCGGAAGACATTAGATTTGCAAGAACTATAGAAAGAATTCAAAGAATTATAGTTTCGGAACTTAAAAAAATAGCTTTGGTTCACTTATATGCTAATGGCTATACTGACGAATCTATTGCAAATTTTCAATTGAGTTTGACAGGCCCATCAATAATATACGAACAGGAAAGATTGGCGATGTTAAAAGAAAAAGTAGATCTGATTAATCAGGCATCAGATGCCGCTACACTACCGAGGGATTATATCTGGAAGAATGTATTTCACATT